AAGAACAGTCTCAGAAGCCCGATCAGTGGCAGTAGAAACAAGCCCTTCAGCAAAGCCACTCATAAGTTCCTTCATTTCTTCCTTAGAGGGAAGAAGATGCACAGTCTCAGTACGCTTAGTAGCCAGCCCAGACGCAAGACGAATCTTATCATCCAGAATACCAACCACAGTAGCAATAGCCGACAACTGACTAGGCTTAGCCTCGGGAATCAACTCCTCCAACTTATTCATCGCAGACTCACGAATACGACTAGCATGACTAACAAACTCGTAAGCCTTACTAGTAATCTTAGCATCAAGCCCCTCCGGTGGACCGTCCTTCTTCCACTTATTAGCCCAAGCAGTTATCGTACTAGGATGCATACCGCACTCCCTAGCCGTCCTACGATTATTACCCTCATTCGCAACCCAAACAACATAAACATTAGCCCTAGCCTCATCCGACCATTCAGTCCTAGAACGCGCCACTACGAGTACCTACCTTTGTGATCCTTTTAGAAGCAAATCATTCTGCATCTTCTGATTAGCCAACGCCTGATTACCCTGCAACTTTTGCAGTAATTCTTGCTGGAACTCATCCACCTGACCACCAGCACCCTCAGTAGCGTTAGGCTTATCCTTATTATCAATAACCACCGTATCAAGCGGCGGCTCCAACAACTCTTGTGGTGTAACACTAGGCACACCACTCTGATTAAGAATCTTCGACCCGACCGTAGGCCCAACCGAACCACGCAACTGAAGCGACACACGCGGCGGAGCGCCCTCAGGCGTACTCTCAGCCTGCACAGCCTGAAGCGTCAACTCGTAATGCTTATAAAACGAGTCCTTAATCTCAGGAGGCATAGTCTCAAACTCAGTAGACTTCATATAAGAAGCGTGCGCCTCCAAATGGGACTGCTTATTCTCAAACGACAAAGGCTCAAGATGAGCAGTCATACTACGCTCCAACAACTCTGGATCAAGAGGAGCAGCCTCACCCGTATTAGGATCAGTATTCATCATACTCATCATCAACTCTTGCTGAGCAGCACGACTAGCCTGCTCATTAAGGATCTGCCCATCAATAAGTTTATCATGCTCCCGCAATGCTTGCTCCTCATCAGCCTCATACTGCATCTGAACACCCTTAAAATCAGCCATATCCATATACTTATAAGCCTTAGTAGGCGACAAGATACCCATCTGAAGCATCTGCATCACACGAGCCTGCTTACCAGCACGAGTACGCGGAAGCCCAGAACCAGCCTCAACCTTAACAGAAACACCCTTAATAAGATCCGCATCCTCAAAGCGCTCAACCTTAGGCTTAGAACCCGAACCATTAATAATAAGCATCCGAGGCTCCTGATAATACTTCTGCGCCAACTGAAGCATCTGATTACCAGCACGCTCCAAACTCTTCTCCATAAGCATAATCTGAGGAGCAAGACGATCCGTAGCAGCCTCCTGAAGAAGATCAATCGCCACACCCGCCTCAACATTCGGCGGCACACTACCCTCAATAATCTCATTCAACCCGAACACATCCTTCAACCGAGCACCAAGATCCTTAATATGCTCAAACACATAATTAGGCAACCCCGGAATCTGAATCTGCTCAGGAGTCTTACCCGCAATAGGATTATACTCGAAAATAGCGCCCGGCTCATCCGTAATACGCTGCCTCAACGAACCAACAGGCGCAAACATCTGCGGCTTCAACGTCATATTCTTATACTCAACCAACTGACTAAGCGTACGATTAAGTTCCTTATTCAACGGAATAGCCTGCTCAACAACACTACCATCCATCAACTGACCCGGAATACGCAACCCCGGAAACTTAATAAGCGGCAACTCCTCAAACGGATAAGGCCAAGGAGCATCATACAACACAATATCAGGCTTCTTAGTAAACACCACAAAACGACCATCAGGATACTTCGGACCCGGCAAGAAATAACCATAAAAAACCTCTCGCACATTCTCCTTAACCTTAGCCTCCATACCACCCATACCCGGAAGAGTCTCATCAGGATAACGATTAATAGCATTAGCCTTCAAATTAACGCCATAACGATCCTTAATCTCCTCAGGAGCCATCGCGTGAACACAAAAAGCGTACTGACAATCCTCAAAAACCTGAGCAGAATCATCCAACAACACATCAAACGGAGACATAACATCCACACGAATCTCACCCTGATACATACGATGCTCAAACTCCTTAACATCAATACCAGCAACCTCAAGATTCTTCTTAAAAAAGTGTTGCACAAGAGGATCAACAATAGGCTGCCCATCAGGACTCATAGTAACCTTCATCCCCGGACCACTCTTATCATCCCAAGTAATCTTCCAAAAACCATTACCACAAATAATACTCCACATCATCGCCTCTTCACGCTTACTAGTAAGATTAAACGAATCCCACCAGTACTCTAGAAGATTCTCAGCAACCTTACTCGCCTTCTGCGCCTCATACGAGGCTTGCCCCGGAGTCGCATAGAATTGTGGCTTAGACTTAACAAGCCGCGAAAGGAGACTCTGAGTATTAGGAGCAATCTGGTTCGACACTAGCCGCACGCGGTAACGAGGCTTATCACCATCATCTGTCGGGAGCGACTCGATACGTCGCGCCCTTCTATTGTAGAACACATATTGGTTTCCCTTATAAAACGCCAAATTTAGTTTCCATTGACGTTCCATCAAATCTCTTTGAGTCCTTAACTCGTCCACTCGTTTAACTAGAGAGTCAGCGGGAGCGTAGCCCGGAGGCCTGTTACTATTAGAATAATCTGCTTCTGCCACGCTACCCCCTTAAAGGAACTCTACATCGGATGGTACTAGACCAGCCTTAGACAATAAATCATTATACTCTGCGGGATCAATAAGCCCATTCTTGAGTGCCCAATCCGCGTCTTGCTCTTCTTCGTTAACGCGCAAGTTTCCTAGCGTTACTCCCACTAGAGGCGCTGAACCTTCCACTCTTAGAGTCTCTAACCGGACCCTCTCTGTCTCCAACAGGAGCATCTTCTCCATCCACGACTTGTGCAACGTCAAAATCTCTGATACCAGTGGGACAAGTGCATCCTTCGACTCGGCACAATTTAAGTCCCGCTTGTTCAACCAACCAAACAATTGTACTCTCCTTAATAAAGCGTGTACTACGCTCGCGCATCTCAAAAGATTCCCGACTATCAATACGAGTATTTAGTACTACATCGCCAGCGAATAGTCGATCTCCAGTAACACAATCACCAGCCCCACTAGTTAGTACTTCCAGCATTATTTCTCCCCTTACCACATAGACCCCATAAACTCGTCAACATAACGATCCTCTTTCTTACCAGAGGGACGATCCTTAACCACCCAATCAGGCAGAATACTAACATCCGCAACAGGCTCAGACCAGATATTAAGGAGAATACCGGCACACCGTAGTGCTATCTCCATACTGTCAAGACAGTCATCTTTTGGTGTCCTATTAGCCGAATCATAATCCACCCACTCATTAATAAAATCTATCTGATCCTTACGAATCTTAACCTTACCAATACGAAAAAGAGGCGACATAGCAAGAATACGCTCAAACTTCTTACCCTTAGCAAACAAAGGCACAATAGGAGGCATACTAGCAAGACGCTCCGCCTGCTGCGCCAAAGCAGCCTGATAAGCATTAGACTCCACCCCAATAATATCAGGACGATACTTAATATGATACTCTTCTATCTTCTCCAATTGTTCTGCAAAAGGAATTCTGGCCGCATACTGCTCTAGTAGGAACACTTCGTTTGAGTCTGTGACCCCAACAACCGTAATAACGAAACGGTCAGCATTAGCACTAAGACTAATAGCGGGGTCTACTCCAATGTATTTACGCAGTTTACGCGGTTTCCCTTCCTCATCCATAAGATCGGAGGGTTCATAATAATGTAACCAGTCACCCGCGAGATCCTTACCAGCCATAGAATCAAACGAGGCAAGGTATTCTTGAGCGAATAGTAGAGGGTGGTAACGCGCCTTAACGTACTCCCACTCTTCCTTACGGAAATAAGGGTTGTCAATTGACCGATACTCTACTCGACCCTGATTAGCGTCCTTAAGGGACTCTTCAGAGAAGAATTCTTCAAAATACCAGTTCTTCTGATTCGGAGTAGTAGTACAAATAAGGAGTCCCTGCTTATCAGATAGGGACGGGCGTACCACGTTCCACGCCTCCTCCGACCTAATAAACGCGGCCTCATCCAACCAGAGAATATCCAAGCCTGCCCCACGAAGGGCTTGTGGCTCCTCAGCACTCTTAAACTCAACAAGACTCCCATTAGGGAACTCGAACCTCAAACCACCCTTATTCTCCTTAACATCCTTACCAATCACAAGCCCGGCCTGTATACACGCCTCACGGAAAGTAAGATAAGAAGGCCGACCAACCTTATAACTAGCACTCATAACCCACACCCAGAGTGGCGTATCACTCTTCTTATTATGAATATCAAGATGAAACTGACTAGGATACAAACAATAGAATAATACTTCCCAAGCCGCACTAAGAGTCTTACCGCCACGTCTTCCAGCAATAAGGTGCCTAAACCGGGTCAGTAACTTCTTACCCTTATCAGTATGAAAAATCATCTGCCAATAATGAGGAGCATACCCCTTAGACAAGAACCAACCAATCTTCTCAGGAAACTCTAGAATACGCTCCTCTAGGGCTGCTGGAGTTAGTTTCTTCTCATGCCACTTAAAATTACCCATCAGTGTGGACGATGCTCATTACACGACCTACACTTAGAATAATAAGCAGCATTCTCAGTATCACACGTCCAACAATACCAAGCCTCACGAGGAGCAGCCTTAACAACA